AGAACGCAGTCTTCTCAGCTTGTTCTTGTTTCCAAACATCTAGAGCATCTTTGATAATTAGAAGGGCTGGCCCACCTAATATAGCTATCAAAGTTGTATATCCTTCTATTTGCTCAAGAACAGAGTCGTCCTGCAATCCACTGTGTATAACAAACCCTGCGAAACCAACCCAAAGTAGAACCAAAGGCACAGCTATCATAAACATAAAAATGTCGTTGAATGTTACTCCTTCACTTGCTGTGTCTTTACTCATTTTTGGTTTCTCCTTTTTTATTTCTTTTACTTGTATTACTTTTACTTGCTTTGGTATTTTTGGTAATAAGCGGCGCGCATATTGCACAAGTACCCCGAAAGCAAACACAACGGCCATTGAGGCCATTAGCACTGCAAGTATCTCTAACATTCCTAACCACGTCATTCCTCCTCACCTACAAAATCTTCATATGTGCTATTCTTTATCATTGCTTTCACATCATCCAATTCTGAGATTATTTTCGCTAACATATTCGTTAAGACTAACATTTGGTTAGCCTTCATTCCTCCTCCAATATTATTTCTTCTATACTAAAGGATGTAACGTATTCATACTCACCATTTCTATTCCAGTCGGCAAATAGGTTTACCCACACAATGTACCAACCGGTATATGGTTCTGTAAAGTATTCAGGTCCAGACTTGAGAACAAACTCATCTCCTTCCCATCCAGTTACATTGTAGAACACATCTACCCACATGTAACCATTCCAAACTGTTTCGTTGTCTTCAATTTTTATATGACCCACATCATAACCTATCATAATAGGTAATGTATCTTGGTCACAATCTGTATCAACATCTACAGTTATATTTAAAGTGTTTGGTTCTATTGAGTAATTACCATACTCTAAACCATTGTAAAAGTAAGTCTCATTAGATGTACAATCATATTCTTCATATTCACAGCTACCGTCATCTTCCTCAGCTCGGTCATTGTAGTTCTCAGCCTCTGGGTCCATACATCCATAAATAGTAGTATCTTCGTGTGTTTCGTTTCCAGTACCATTATCTATTGGACCGCCAAGAAACTGACACCTACCATTATCATGAGTAGCTTGTGCGTTGTAATTATCTGCATCGGGGTTAGTACATCCATAAATAACAGGAGGAGGGAATACACAACTACCATTATCAAAATCCGCATCTGGTTTGTAATTAATCGCTGTTGGGTCGGTACATCCACCCCTTGGCTTACCGTCATCCTCTCCTCCGAAAATTTCTTGAATCGCACTTAAATCACCACCACCACCAAAAAAAGCTAGAATCAAAACTGTAAGTATAGAACCAAGTTTTTTACCTAGTTGAGTTTCACCTAGTTTATCACCTGCTTTACCTATAGTTTCAAATAGTCCTTCTTCTTCGGGTTTAGGTCTACCTCCAATCCCTAATGCTTCACGTTCTTCATCAGAGATTACAGATATACCTCCGTAATCATCGCGCGCCATGTATTATTTTACATGACGCTAGTATTTAAAGATTACTCTTAATCAAAGTCTGGAAACTGCGATTGACTCTCAACATCTAAGTGTTTCTTTAAAGATGAATCAATATCTGAGTAATTTTCTTTTTTACGTTTCTTGTATGTTGGTTTCCATTTAGGTACTTCAGCGTCACAAGGCCCACCGTTACTTTTATGGAAAGAGCACCACTTACATAGGTTCTGAGGCTTTTGCTCATATCTATCTTCATACTCTTCGCGTTCCTTTATACAGTCGTGTACCATCTTAATTAAGTCTTTAGCTTCATCAAGCACTTGCTGATTAACTTTAACAAAAAAGGTATCATCAAAGCGAAGGTAATTGACGCCTACGAATGTCGGCATCTCGCCCATCTCTAATGTGTATAAGAAAGCGTAGATAATCAACTGGCGATAATATTCCTCTGGTAGATATGCTCCGTAGCGCTTACTCGTTTTATAATCGAGCAATGTAGTACCACCATCAAAGTCACTACATACAACATCAATGACTCCTACTATTGCATACTCTTTTGACTTAACCCATTTCTCAGCATACTTAGGTGCTACTGCGTTCCATGCTTGTTGCTTATTCTTATATATCTTCCACGAAACCATCTCAGTTAGTTTCTTGTCGACGGAGTCGACGAAGTTCTGTAGTAGAGCTTCAGTTTCTTTGTACATCGCATCCATCTCTTCGTTAGTGTGTACTTCCCATAACCATTTATGTTTAGCTATCTTTTCTTCCCATCCATCTTCAAACTGTCTTTGTACCCAAAGTTTAGGGACTCCTTTCTCCCACTGAGGTAATGTCTTGAATTGTTTCTTAAACAAGTCTTCTAATACTTGGTGGACTAGTGTACCTCTAAATAAATGTATAGTTTTCTTTTGAGGTAACTTAGCTATATAATTATAATAGAACTCTCTAGGACATTTAAGGTATGTATTAATCTTAGAGGGACTTAACCTCATGTGACTGGCAGTCCATTTAGTGCTCGACATTGTCTTCCTCCCTTTCTAGGTTAAAGAAAAATAATTGAAATAGTCTACTATTATATATGCTATCTCCAAAGTAAGCAGACGCTGAGTGTATTTTACGAGCATCCCATATTACTAATCTATTATACTTATTAGATACTTCATCAGTCTTCTCCCATTGGGTTCCATCTGTATAATTAGCATCCTTGTCTTCGTATTTACCAAACATACGATTATTAACTTCATCCCATGGCATGCCTATGTATTTTAAACATTCCTCATTACTTTGAGGTAACCAATCTAAACCGCTCTCTTTATGCTTCCAAAAACTTGTACCTGCTTCTAAAGGTGCATCTGGTGTTAAAAATATAGCACCTGCATATTGTTGACTATCTGCATGATAAACAATAGGTGTCCCAGCTGGGCACCATTGAAAACAACCATTGGTACTGTAGTCCCAACCTCCTTCTTCGGTTCCCTCTACTATTTTACCATTCATTATTTTTTCTATACATTGTTTAGTGTTATCAAATATCTTTCTACCTGATTCACTTCTGTATCCTACTGCACCATGATTGTCGGGGTCTTCAAATGTGCATTCTCCAATAGCCCAGTTTCTTACTTCATCTGGGTCATTAAAAAAGTGGTCTACGACTACTATTGAAGGTGTTCTAACAGTAGCTGCTCTTATTTGTGTTGTGTGTAGTTTTTCTCTACCATCCTCAGAGAATGTTAATTTATAGAATTCATCGTTCATAATCCTTCTTTTCTCCCTTTACTTTTCATCAAATTTGATAAATTGTCTTTTATTAGTTCTTCTATGTTTTCTGGGTAGTCTTTCCTTTTGATTATCTCTTGGAATATATCTCTAGCATCATCACACCTACCTACCCACCATAGTGTAACTGCTTTTTGAAATTGAAAAAAGTGTGGCCCATAATAATCTATATCTGTTAATAATGGCTTAAACTCTTTATGTGCTATAGAATCCCCTATACAAGCGTAAGTATAGGAGTCCCACCATCTTTGATGGGCATCTTCGTGTGCTATTCTCTCATATACTAATGATAAAAGAAAATATGCTTCTGGTCTTTCTGGTTTTAATGCAATAGCCATCAATAGGTTATTTTGTTCATGTGCTTTCCTATCGCCTTGTTCTCTAAAGCATATAGACATTCTTAGTAAACATTCATATGTTAATAAATCATCTGACGTTCTCTCAGCACATTTATGATAATATCCTATAGCTGAAGCTGTTTGACCAAAATATTCATACTCTTGCCCCAACCTAAATGTATTTTCAGGGGTAGGGTCTTTTATATATGGTATAAGATTCTGAAACCTATATAAAGGATGGAATTCTATTTCGGGTCTTTCATTCAATTGCTTTTGTAAACCTTTAAGTTGTTGTTCTAGTTCTTCGTATGTTGGTTTCATATTTTCTCCTTAGGTAAATTATTCATAAAATCAAACGGGACTTTAAACAGATATGCTGCATTATCTTGAAAACCAAACGTTATATACATCATACCATCTTCAATTACTAAACCACATACAAATTCTATTTTACCATGCATAAATTTAAATGGTTGTGTTATACTAACAAGGTTCCAATCTTTATCCCATACTATCATCCTATGGTTGTAGTGTCCTTCTCTGTCTCCCTTTTCTGTCTGCCAACTATCAACACTATGTGTAAGTGCTACTCTGTAATCACCATGTGTTACTACTTGAGAGCCTCCACGTGGGTCAATAGTATCAAAGGGTAGTTTGTCTCCTAGAAATACAGGTTCGGCTTTATCTTTATCTAAATCTACTTTTACTATTTCTAATGGGTTTATCCATTTTACAAAATGATATGGCATGTCTAATATAGGCATCCAATTCTTTTCACAATAGGAATGCTCATCAGGTACTTCGATTATATGCCTATCTGTTTCTTTTACTATATCTTTAGATATTAATAGTTTAGATAGTTGCATTCTACCTTTACCATCAGGGGCGTGTCTCCTTACGCCAGCAAACCACATATCATTGTCCCACTTAACAAGTCTTCCATCTTCTAGACCTACAAAGGCCCATTCTTCCATTTTAGGAAACTTAGAAGTATCTATTTTGTTATAACGTTCTACATTCCAGCCTAAGTTTAAATATCCTACATAGTTAAATGTTCGTAGGTGTGGGTCGTTGTCTGGTCTAACATAATTCAAAGGTCCCCATGGTGTTTGGAATCTACCATCTTGGTTACTCTCTTCTTTATGTTCTGGGTCACAATGGTGTAAGGTATAGGAAACATTACGGACACTGACAATCCAGTCGTCGCCATCCTTAAAGATAGAGGGATTCATTAATCCTAACCCGCCCGTCAGGGCGGCGTCTATTATCAAAGGCGTCACAACACCTTCTTCACCAGCATCTCTAATCACTGAAGTCGTACATAATTTCTCAAACATATTAAGCTCCACTAATCACTGCTTTTTTCGAACACCGTAACCTTTGCATCCTTTGGTAGCTCTAAGCTCCATGGAGGCACATACCCTGTATCGCATTCACAATTATGCCACCCGTGTTCACAATTGCACGTGGTAAATACAGTCTCCTTGCTGCCGCTACGCTCCCGCGAAACTTTGAGCAAGATTAAATATCCTATGAGGTCATCAAGTGTGTCCTCTGTGTTGTCATCAAGCCCTACATTCTTTATCCTGCTGAGCTTGTCATCGATTCGTGCACAGATAGCCTGTGCATTGTCGAGCTTACTAAAAATATTGTCAGGTTCTAAAGCACTATCACCGTAGGCCTTGTTCTTGCTTATTAGCAAATCCCTGATTTCATTACATGTCCATTTGATGGAGTTTTGCGTTTTAGTTGTCATACGTATAATTTTAACCTTTGTCACTATATAAGGCTTTCTGTCTCCCAACTGAGAAGTGCTTAGTAGAGCTTAGTATTGTTGTTAATAGTAGCTTACCTCTTATATCTATATATAGCTATATAATGACTTTCAAAATTTCACTCGATTTGTTTAAAGGGGTAGTCAAAGATTCTAGAGAGTGGGCCTTTATTTTTTAGACGGGAGGGGTTACTGAAAAAACGACATGAGAAGCTGAGAATATTAACCTTAAACGGTAGCTATTTTGTAGCTAGAAAATAACGTTCCCCTCACGGATTGAGCTAAAATCTTTATAAGTAGGTTGCTATTCTCACATTATGGTAAAAAACCATTTATCCGACAGCGAGTTAATCCAAATAGGATTTGAAGAGGACACTATAAGCGGTGACCTCTATAGAGACGAAATGTCTCAAGACATCGAGATTTTTTGTGAACCATGTTTTGACCTTTTTAAAGAAAAAGTCGAAGCATCACACGAAAGCCATAATGTAGAAATGTGTTTCGATTGTTATCAGGAGTTCAACGAATGAATAATAATAATAAATATTTCGTGTATCGATTAGCCCAACAGCAAGAAAAGACATCGTATCATTTCTTAGATGCTGATTTCGGTAGCGAGGCCACTAAGGAAGCGGTGTATTACGGTATCACCTCAGACCCTCAAAGCCGACTATCTAAACACAGGCCTAAGAAGGGTCACGATATCAGCCTTATTGTTATGGCTGAATTCGAGAACGCATATGAAGGCCTAGCTTATGAGGCTAAGTTAGTTTGGGACCATGTCAAGAAATACGGTAAAGAACCAAAGTTTCAAGGCATGGCCGGTATAGGTAACAAAGGTTATACTTACGGGGGTAATAAGTAAACTGATAGGTGACCTTAGCCCTCAGGGGTTAAGGCACTAAATATCAAATACTGATATAGGAAAAACATGGACATAAAAACATACATGAAAAGGGCATACGCAAGCAAGGACATGAATAGGTCTAACTATCATGAATCAAACGCACTACACCATTTAATGGGGCAATTAATGTATCTCTCAGATACTGCCGGCATGAAGGGGCATGAATTGAATAAATACGGTCGTCATGTAATCGAGCGATTACAAACAATCGTTAAAGAATTTGAGACAGGCAAAAACGAAGGAATCAATACAAAGGGAGGTGAATAAGTGAAATTCGAAATAGAAATATCAAAAGAAGATTTAACTCTAATGCGTAAAAATAAATATGGTCATAATGACGTATTAACGCATGGTTATATGTTAGATATCTTACACGATATTGTCGACCAAATACACGACCAATAAAGGCCGTGTGGGGGGTATGGGAGAGCTCCGGCTCTCTCAGCCCAAACCCAAAAAGGGAGGTAAAGCAAAATGGATAACAAAACATCAATAGCAGTGATTAGTGCGTTGAAATACAAACTTCAAAACGAAGATTGTAAAATCAATCTACCTAAATCAATATATGCAAAAGCATTAAGAAATAGTCTTATCAGGCTTAGGTAAATATGAAAGTGATAGCTGAAGGGGTTGACGCTAGAGGTCAGCCCTATAAGCTCATCCGTGAGAAACAGGGATGTAAATATCTCTGGGGTGAGAAAGGAGACGAAGGAATGTGGGAGAGATTCGACAATAGTTGCCTAAGTGAGAAATAGGACAGGGTGAGAAAGCCGGCTACGTGAGAAAGCGGTTTTCCACTCGTGTGAAAAAACCTTTATATAGGCACACCCGTTGGTATAATATGGACAAATACGAAATACAAACCATACATAACTGGCACGACTACGTCGAATTAGGCGGCAAACAAACATTTGAGGAATTTTATAAACAACCTATAAAAACTCAGGGTATGCTCCTGAGAATGTTGCGCTGGAGGAGAAGAGCGTAAACCTTATATAGGCACACTCTATGGTATATTATGACTATGACAAGAAAACACTTTGAAGCAATCGCAAAAATACTAAAAGACCATGACGCAAGCGAGGACCTAATACTCGCTATGTCTGGAGAGATGGTAAACCACAACCCAAGATTCAACACGCACAAGTTCTGTGTAGCTGCTGGATACTGGGGTTAAGTTCCATGAGTCTTTGCTCTCTGTAAATAGGTGGCCCAAGGAGTAGGCGCCCCGTTTGGAAGCGGTGAGAGGACAGCGGTCTAATAAACTGGTAAAGACAAGAGAAGACGCCTGACAAGTGAAGGCGAAGGGCCCGCGACATAAGCCCGCCCGAGCGTTAAACGTAGCGACGCATCTTCAGCCCAGTGAGTCAGCCTACCACGGTGGGGCAGCTGGGCGCCCTTTTCCACTCATGTGAAAAAACCTTTATATAGGGTAGTGTTCTTGGTATTGTATGACTAATCAAACGTGTCAAGACTGTGGCTTGGAAGATATCGAATTATTCGGTGGACTGTGTGAGGATTGTGATACAGAGATGTTTGCAACCTTCTGGACGGGGGACTGAGAGAAACCCTTATATAGGGACACTCAATGGTATAATATGAGTAAAATACAGGATATGAGAAACGACTTCCGTTTCCGCAAAGCCGCCCGAAGAACCCAAACCAAAAACTTAGTTGACTCTGGTTTACTAGACCAGCTAAAAGCAATTGACATGGGACTAACAGACGACCCACGCAAGGAAGACCCAGCTAACATTCCCTTGACAGACCACCACAATAACGTGAGGGTGTGGGAATGAAGAGCATCTTAGATATTTTAGATGACATGGTCATCTCTGGTATAAGTGAAGCAGGGGACTACATTGTTCTCTGCGGGTGTGAAGACGCACCTTGCTGCGGGTGTAACAGATGAGTTACGATAAACAATTAAAACGCAGTTGGAAGAAAGCAACAAACAAGATTATTAAAAAGGCCAGCAACTAGCTCGTTTGTTTCAGCAACCTCTAGGGGGGTAGGGCCTCCCCCCGCTTTTCCACACGGGTGAAAAAACCTTTATATAGACCCCCACCCTTGGTAATATATGACAGAATACAAGGAATCGAGCGAATATACGCCAAGCACAAAATACGAAGAATACAAAGTGGGCCGAGGTAAAAACCCATGTGGTAAAACTGTAAAAGTTGACAAACCATATGAGATTTACAAAGGCAACGGCTTTGAATGGAGAGTATTAAAGAAATACCAAAAGCCACATATGGAAAAAGCCAATATGTATGCTCGGTGGTATTGTGC